TAAAAAATATTCCTCAATTAAACCTGTTAAAACAATGGTTTTATTCACTAAAGAACGGGTTGCGTATCTTTCTATTTTCTTTCTTGCTACGGTGATTAAGTCTGAAATGATAGTATCATCATCTTCCGATGTTACACGTAGCCAATCTTTAGCCGTTTGAAGGGAAACAGGCTCGCTGCCGTCTGTTACTTTAAGTTCCCAAATTTCGTTCATGCCTAAAATTACTACTAAGGCAAAGGGTAGATTTTAGTTTTGTCAACTCATAAAAAAGCCCCGTTAAGAATAACAGGGCAGTATAAATAAAAAGAATGCTACTTTATTTTAATAAAAACTGCTCTAACTCATCCCATTTAGGGGCTAATTCCTTTGCTCTTTTAAGTCCTTTCTTTGACCACTTATTATAATATTCATCATCAGTCATTAACTTCCTCAACTCTTTTGCTATCCCTGCGGTATCTTTTCTGTCCATGAATATCCCTGCACTTCCTAAATTCTCTTTTAGCCCTTCCGTAGGGTTTGCAATTACTGGTATGCCGTTTAACATAGCTTCGGTTGCGACTAAGCCCCACGACTCATAATGTGATAGCATACATATCACAGCAACATCTTTGTAATACTCTCTTATGTACGGGGTCGGTGGTACGGTCTTAACATTCGGTAAAGTGGTTAGTATTTGATTATCATAACTTCCTTTAATAGCTAAAAATTCATAGTCAGGCATCTTCTTAGCAATAGAGTAAAAATGTGAAGCCCCTTTGTTGTGATTGAGGTTAACCATTGCAATGTATTTCTTTTGCCTGTTGGGTGCTATGGTATCGGTATTAACTGGAGGCGGAAAAGTAATCGAAGGCCATGTATAGTTTAAATTCTTTTTACACCATTCAGCGTTGTAAATTACTTTAACAGGGCAGGGGCTATCACTTACAGACGGATAAGGAATATCGTTGTGAACAATATGGACAAACTTTTTATTCCTCTTTGCACATTCCCATGAAGTCCATTTGTTATAGTCTAAATGAGATAAAACCACATCAGCCCAATCAAATAACTTTTCTATAATATAAGGGTCGGGAGGGAATACCATCACACCTTCGAAATCATACATTTCAGTTATCTTGTGTTGATTTGCTTGGTGCAGTATTATTTTAACTTCGTGCCCTCTTGCAATCATTTCTTTTGCCATGCTGCGAACATAGCTTTCTGCACCTGCTGAATGTTTAGGATAGTATAAATGGATTGAGAATAGTAGGTTCATAGTTTTATCCAGTTTTCGTGATAAATGTCTTTAGTTTCTAAATCTACACCTTCGCCAAACCAACGGGAGGGAGCAACTACTTTCTTTTCAGGATGCTCACCTAATAAAGCCGCCATTGCACTAAATGAACTGTTTGCAATGATGAAATTTCTGCAGCGTTTCATTAGTTTAAAATCTTCCAAATAATGACCGCTTACATACTCACAATTCAATTCAATCTTATTTTTCGCATCTTCTATGTCATCGGTGAAAACAACGTATTTAGAATTAGCGGGCATTAATTTAATAGCCTCCCTGTAATACTCTTTTGAACATCGTGGATGATAACCGCCCTCTGTGTAATCTCCTGCACGATAATGAATAGCAACCCAATCATTTTGCGGTGGTTCATCTTTCATTGTGAAATAGAAACGAACTAAATCTAAACAATGTTCAAAGTATTTAGGAGATTGTAAGTGTGCGAAAATATCCCAGTTCCTGTCATGTAGTTTTAAATCTTGGTAACCCCAAAAGTAATCAATTTTAGTCCATTCAATGCCTTCAGGTATTCTTGGTAAAGGATTTACAAAGTATTGTTCATAGTCTGTTACTTCACCACCAAATAAAGCGTTATCAAAATTTTTCCATTGCGGAAATGCAAAAGGCAAACCGTTCTTCGTGGCTAACCCTATTACACCTGCAATGGTAAATAATTGATTCCCATATCTTCCAAGACCGCCTGTTCCTATGCTTAAACTTGTAACCATGACCTGTTAAATGTTGTATTTGGATTGAATAACTTTTTGTATTCGTTTTTGATATAGATACAATTCCCTGTGTGGCATAGTAAAAAGTAACCTTTAGTTTCTGCCAGCTTATTCATTAAGGAAAAATTGCAGCCTTTATCTTTGCTGAAAAAATCCTTTTCAGGGTCTAAGCTACTGTTGATTTCTATTACCACTACTTTAGCGTTTCCGTTATAAGCTAACCAAACTGCATGGTCGTTACCATCAATGTCTATGCTTAACAAATCCAAATCCTGTGGTACTTTGTCGTTTACATTTTCAGGTGTAATAAAATCACCATGTATAGCATCCATGAAAACACCTTGCCAGCCTTGCTCAACTAATAACCTTGTATTTGAACAAAAATAACCGTCATGGCTTCCAAACTCACAGCATTTGCCGTTTGTGATTTGTAACTTTTGGAATACATCTTGTAATATGGATTCTTCTCCGTTTTGTGAATATTTATTCATCATTTCTTTTTCTGTGGTGGTTAAAAATTACAGGGTAATTATCGTTTTGGTATTGTTCAATTTTATCGTATGTAAACTGCCCGTATGAATACGAGGCTGGCCACCAATGAAGTTTATAACTGTGTTTAATTTGTAAGGAGGTTAAGATAGCTTGGTCGTGCCTGTGTTCTTGGAATGTAAAAACATTGAGTAACTTGCTTGGTGAATCATCTATAAAATTTGGCATTTGGCAGTACAGTAACCATTCCTTAACAAAGTCTCTTACCTTTTGAGTATTACGAAAAAATATAACTGATGCTTGTACTTGTTTAGCAAGTATTGATACGTCACCCCGATTGATAGCCATTATAACATCCATTTTACACCAATCTACATGATTCCAGTTATTCCCGAAGAAAAATATATCTTCATCCATTCGGTCTATGATGTGGGAAACATTGTTTATGAACTCAACACCTGCATCCGCATAAATTAAAATATCGTTTTCCTCTATTTGCTCTAATAAATCGAATATATTAAACGCTTTCCAAATCCAATAACCACAACCCCTCTTATTAGAGAATACATTTCTGTTCATATCTATAAACCATTCAGGCAATTCTGATGGTCTATAAATGTATGATTTATCAACTCCGTTTTTCAGCATTGATTTTTTGCATAGTTCAGCCGAAATAGTCATATTTTCATCTGTGTAAGTAATACCGTATATCATGTTAATTTGGATTCTGTGTGATGAATACCGTAATCAGCGTGTGTGTTCCACAGGTCGCTAAAGTCAGGTCGTTGGGTACAGATGTAAGGCTTGCAGATATAACAGTTCAAATTTGATTGTACATACTCCCTTAAAAAATCATCATAAGGTTGTGAGCATTCAGGATAAAACCTGTTTAAAATATATTCAGCCGCTTTAGGTGTGTAGATTACTGCGTGTGTTGTCCATGCCTCTTTTAAACGCCACCAATGCCCCGAATGATGTTTGAGGTTATCCATTACGTTTGCACCTAAATAGAGAACATCCCAATCATCGGGGGCAGTTGAAAGAACTGTATTAAGTTTATCACTTACAAACTTTACATCATCTTCAAAAATCATTGTTGGCTCTGTAACCGTTCTTAACATTGCCTGTTGAGACAGGTTAAAACTCATCATCGGTATTTCATGGTTGATAGCTGCAAAGCGTTCTACTGTTAAGCCTTGCTCTGCAAATTCCTTTTGGGCTAATAACCAACGGTCAGGTCTTTTGTCTAAATTTAAACAAATGGCTTTCATGCTAAATGTAAAGTTATGTAATATTTTATAAACTAAAAAGGGGCAGGTAAAAATACCCACCCCGAATCCTACAACATGAAAACCTGATTATGCACCGATTGTTCCGTATACAGCCGCTTTTGGTTGGAAAGAAAGAAGTTCAATTCTTGCTTCACCACGATATGTAACGATGTTCTTAATGAAATCATCCTGGTCTGTTTCTGTGCTTCTTACTGTGAAACCGCTTGCTTGTGCAATAGCGAAAGCATCAGTATTCAACACATAGAAACGGCCTGTGGTAACTTGGATATGAGGTACAACCGCAATACCTGCTACACGTACACTTCCATCAGGTGCAATAACTGTACCGCCTGGAACGCTAAAGTCAGAAGGCTTAGTTTTTAATACATCACCCCATGCCTTATGTGTAGTAAGGATAAGGTTTGCATTACCTAAACCAAGTGCAGCGTGTTGAGTAATACCATCAACCATTTTAGTTGAAGTATAAGTTTCTGAACTTGACAAAGCAGTAGAACCACTTGCAATAGTATTCAGGAAACGTGTGTTAACAGCTTGGTTAAAATCTTCAACAAGTGATTGAGAAAGATACGCTTGAAGGAAAGGAAGGTCTTGTAACATTTGACGGCTTACTTTTACGTAACCTGCAATAAATGGAACAGAAACGTTTACCATTGTTACATCATAATCCAGTTGCGCTTTTGCGTTACCTTCAGTTTGCGCGCCGAAAGAACCTTCACCAACGGGGCTGTTTCCACGTGGGAATGTTACGTTGCCAGTAGCAGTTGGGATAATGCGGAACAATTCATACAAACGTGGGTTTGATTGAATAGAACGCATTTGTGAATTTGGAACGTAGCTGATTTGGCTTGTGCCAGTCAGTTCACCGCCCAAAGTCATAGTGCCTAACTTTGTAGAACTAAAAGGTGTTTCGCTTTTAATTTTATCAAAGTTTTCTGCAACCATTTCTTTAACTGAATCTTCCAATACAGCAGAACGGCTTGAATACTCTTTAACGATGTTAGATTTCATGGCATTAGCTTTAGCTGCCATTGCATCTACTTGTGATTTGAGTTCTTCCAAAGTTTGCCCTTTCTTTTTGGCATCTTCGTTCATTTGCTCAACTTGTGCAGCGTGTTTAGCTTCAATAGCTTTGATTTCGCTGCTGATTTCTGATTTTACACCTGCAACCATTGGGTTCAGTGCATCTTGAATGTCTTTAATTTCTAATGACATGATTATAAATTTTTGATTGTTATTAATGTGATTGCTTCTTTCAGCTTCTTCAAATCTTCCTTATTCGGGTCGAGTGTTTCTTCAACGGGTCGAGTGATTTCGGTTAAATATTGTTTTAGCTGATTGAAGTAAATTTCTAAATTCTCGAACATTTCCTCGTTCTCAAATGTTCCTGTTTTGATGGATTTTAGCACAGCATCCATCTTGCTCATTACATCCTCTTTGGTAAGTCCTTTCATACCTGTAAAACGTGCCATTTCATTAGCCCCGAAGGTTACAGTTGAACCTTCCCATAACTTAACCTCTGTGATTTCATTATAACCTTCTTTCTTGCCTTGCTGAACTGTACGGAAACCAATAGAATGCTCATCCACTACACCATCTTCGTATAACTTTAAAACGTCTTTACCGTAGCTTGTTTTGCTGATGGTAGATTCAAAGTATAACCCGTAGTTATCTTCTTTTAAAGTCGGCTTACCTAAAGGGTAACGAACATCATGCTGCCAAAGGTGTTTAATTCTTGCACCGTTGTTATTCAGCGACCTTTCAAAAGCACCTTTAGTAATCACATCACCGTCTGAATCAATGTTACCGAAAACAGAAAAGTAACCTGTTACCGTTCCGCTTTTTTGGTCAACATCCTTTATTTCTGCTTTGATATTCTTTACTTGGTAAAACATAGTTATAATATTTTCAAAATTGATTGAAACTTTTGTACTTTATGTAAATGCTGTCAACTGCCTCCTAACTAATCTTCCCTGTTCATCTCTTTTATTTGTAATTGCGAAAGTGCAGCGACAACGAATAACATCAACCGCTTTACCTTCGGGGTCGTGTGGATGTTCTAATTCACTACCTGAACGGCTATCAATAAACTTAGCTTCAAAATCAACTACCTGCCCATCTAAATGCCAATGGTCGGCTTTGTCTTTCTGCCCACTAACGGGATTACCACGAGTACGGTTATCTTTAGCAGCTATCCATTGCTTTTGTTTTGCAAACGGGCTTTTTCTTGCACCTACAAATGAACCTGAATGTATTGCTCTGCCTACTTCGGTTCGTGCTATAAGTTCGGCTCTGTTTCGGTTTATTCCTGTGAGTGTAGTTTCTATGTAACGTGCCATGTCGTAATAACCCCAACCTTGCTCTACTGCTTTATTTAAGGCTGCGACAAATAACTCCCGTGAGGTTTGTACTATTCTAAAAACTCCTTTGTCGTAAAAGTTTAACCCTAAATACTGCATGATTTCCTGAATCCACTCTAAAGAACTTCCTAAACCTTTTTGCGTTCTTAACTCGTTGAAGTTTTGACGGGCATAGGGAACACCGACTTCCCTAACTATTTGAGTGAGTGTATTTGTAATTTGTGGACTGGTTAAAAGGTCATTGGTAAATCTTCGTGCCGCTTGTGGGGATTCTTCGTAGGCATTTAAAAACCTTCTTGCATCGGACTGTAAAGCGTTAAAAAACTTAGTCCTGTACTTGGCTATGTAACGGGCTGCTTTGTTCCTTTCCCTGTTCCAGTATATCCTCCTTTCTCTTGCATTCATTTATCACTTCAATTAGTTGTTTGCTTAACTTGCCTCTTTTTATTATCATCTTACCAAACTCATTAATGCAGTTCTTTTCTTTCTCTGTTTCGGGGTAAACCCGTTTACTTATCATGTCGGTAAGTTTCTTAATTTCCATTCTCTAAATGAATAACACACATTTGATAGAAAACCATAGCATCTAAATTCGCTACTAAGGTCATGGGCAAATGAACTTCCATCAGTTCAAACCCGTTATAACTCGTCCAAATAATCCTTTGTTGGTTGTACATCTTGCTCAATGGGTGCGTTTACATCTTCCAATAGTCCGTAATTGCCAGTAATAAGAAACTGCTCATGTTCTGCCTTTCCGCTTTCCTCAAATCCTGTAAGCATTCTCAATTCTTTTGCATTGATAGCCCCACGGTCAAACATACCACTCCATACAGTCCACATCTTACTCAAGTCCTCTTGTAATTCAGGAATCGAACTAAAGTCAAAATCAACCACACCGTTTTTAAATGAAGGTGCTAAAACTCTGTTTAATTCATCCCTTAATGAGTTACACATCGGCATCACTAAATCCGTTACGAATTTCTTTTGCGCCCACTCTTTGTTGCTAAAACTTTGACCTGGTATTAATACGTCAGGGTCTATTCCTAAAGCTAAGGATATACGTTCTAAGGTTACTTGCTGGCTCTTTAATAACTCCATATCTACGCTGTCCTTTCCAATGTCTAAATAACCCCATTTGCCCTGTAAGGAAGCCACAGCAGCTTTCATATCCTTATTGTTAATCTTCCTGTCAATAACCCCTTTTATTTGCGTAGCTTGTTCAGGGGTTAAGTCGGTGTATGTTTCGTTATAAAGAACACCCTTTGCGCCTCCGTTTTGAAACATAGCCACAGCCGCTTCCATTGCATCGTTATCCTGTTGTAACCTTCTTTTAAGTGGGCTTAACGGGTCAAACCCTCTCATGTGCGTTCTTTCGTAAGCATCAAATTCTGGGTTGAATGTTTTCCAATGAATTACGTCTTCTTTAGGGATTGATATTTGTGTTCCGTTAGCATCGAATATGTAACCTAAAATGCCGTACAAATCCTGCGGGTCAGGAACTAACTCTATTTTGTCGGGTGGGATAATATACATTTCCAACACCCGACCTTTCTCAAAGCCGCCACGATTAAGCCATATAAAACATTCGCCTCTTAAAACGTAAAAAGCAAACACACCTTCCCAAAATGAATCAGCCCCTTGTACGGGGTTTGGTCGCATTATCAATTTAGCGAAGTCGCTATCTTCAATTACTTCATCTACTGACTTTATTTTGTCCAGCAGCATCTTTTTTAAGTTGGGTGTGTACCAATAGGCTTTAAACTTTTCGCCTTTCTGTTTGTAAACATACATCGGAACACCAGCCGCTTTTCTTGCTATCTTCTTAACGACTGTAAAAACAGTGTCATTATTTACAAAAGCATCACTGTTCTTATCCCATTTAAAAT